TGTACCATAGAAAGGAAGGCAAAATAGTACCCCTGTTTGATGACTTAATGTCTGCAACAAGATATGCAGTCATGTCTTCCAGATTTTCTGTTTCCGGTGAAGATAAAACTTGGACAGGTGATCTTGAATATAAAAACTATGGGATTGTCTGATGGCTTTTTCAGTAAGAGATGTTCTTCCAGAAGATGAGGAAAGGACAAGTAAGTTAGATCAGTTATTTAGATATTTAATTGATTATGGTGAAAGATGGCGCTCAAATGCCGAGGGCGCTATAGAAGATTACTCTAGAGCGCCGGGTAAATTTCAAGGTGTTTCTGTCGGCCCTATGGCTTCAGGGGCTTTAACCGCATATAATATTGTAGCTGAGCCAGCTTTGAGCGATCTTCAAGAAAGGCTTGCTAAATCTATTTATCAGAATAGTCTTGAAATGCACAAGACTTTCAGTAATTTTAATTTTTCTGGAGAACTTATGAGTCCTCCAACCATGGAAAATGCTCGCCAACAGGCTTCTATTCTTATGATGGCTGGCGTAAGAGGAGGAAGGCCACCGGGAGGTGGTATATGGCCTAAAGGCAAGAAGTCTAGAGAATTAGCAAATATAGCAAGGAGGGAAGAGAAGGCTAAGAATCTTGTTGTTCCTCTTTCAGAGGCAGATGCCCCGCCTGAGAGTATAGACCCGCAGGAAATAACCCCATATACTGATTACAGGGAAGCAATTAATAATATGTTAGAGGCTTCTAGAGAAAAGAAGCTTGAGTATGGAAATTTATCTCCCAATGTAAGTAATCCAGAAGCTGATACTACTAGACCGACAAAAGATTGGCGCGGAAACTGGACAAGACAAACAGTACCGGGTACAAAATTAACTGAACAACAAAAAACTGTACTAGAAGATCAAAATAAGAGAACTTCAGAAAATTTTGACTTTTGGAATAAAAGGGTAGAGAAGTTGGAAGAGTTGTCTAGTCAGCTTGAAAATGCTGAGAGTGGTTATAGGTCGGCGGATAGGAAATGGATGGATAGGGATGGAGATCCCATATTTCCATTTAAAGATTCTAGGCTTCCGGGGCATCTCTTTAAGTCAGTATTTGAAGGATTTGTAGAGGATTTAGATATTCAGGCAGATGATTTTTTTGGAAGGGCAACCCCCCAAGAAGAAAGAGCCAGAGCAGAAAGGGTACAACTTGCAGAAGAGGGGATAAAGGGGAAGAAACACAAATTCAAAACTGAAAGGCCGATACAAGTTTCCGGTGGTGTAAAGATTTCAGATGATGAATACACTTTAGGGGTAAGGCAACATCACTTTAATAAAGATGGTAGTTTAACTGATTCTGGTGTAAGGCTTTTAAGAGAGCATGATATCCAAGTTAAAACTCTAGCTGAGAGAAATAGGAAACAAGCCTCACCAGATGAAAATGCTTTAAGTAGATTTGCAGAGATTAAGAGTCGTGAAGAAGAGCAGATTCTCCATAGGTTAGGAAGGCTCAGGGAAAGAGAGAGAGATTGGGAGGAGTATAGGGGAATATCTCAGCGTGGTCGTGTTCTTGACGAAGTAATGGGGCGCGAGACAAGTGAGATGGAACATGAAATGGAACGGCGCTACCGGGAGAGTCTAGCAAAAGATCAAGAGAAGAAGGAGTATTATGAGAGTCTTGCGGGTAGAGAATCAGAAGAGTATATGAAGTATTTGCAGGGTGAATTAAGAAGACTTAAGGCCGGAAAAATAACAGGTGATCTGGAATCTGTAAAAGGACGAGAGACACAAGCAACAAAGACTGCTGGAATTAACAGACATAAAGCCCCACCCACTTGGGAACATTATTGGGCCAATCTATTTGAAACTCCAGACACAACAGTAGAACAACTGATGTCAAGGGTTGGTCTTGATTTAAAGGGTAAGGATTTAGTAGATGCCGCTACTGAAGTATTACTAGAAGATGAGATTCAGTTTATAGAACCCTTGGATAATAGAATGGCTAAAGGCCCGTTTTCTAGATTCTATTCTCATTATAGGGAATATTTAATAGAAGGCCCGGAGAAAGTTCCACTGGATGAATCTCAAATAGAATTAAAACTGGATAGACTTATGGACTTAACACAAAGAAGGTACAGGTCAAAAGTACAAAAACTTCTGTTGGATAATGGTCACATAACTGAAGATGATACAAGGATGGCATGGGAAGACTAGATGGCAAAATATCCAAAAGTAACTGAAGAAGAATTAGTATCAAGAATTAAAACAGAGATTACAGACTCTCTTGGTTATGGTGATGACATATCCAAACAGAGAGAGACTGCTATGGAATATTACTATGGACTTCCCTTTGGTAATGAGGTGGAAGGAAGGTCTCAGTTTGTAGATTCTACTGTTGCTGACACCATTGAGTGGATTAAACCCTCTCTTATGAGAGTGTTTGCATCTGGCGATGAAATGGTTAAATTCTCCCCCCACGGCCCTGAAGATGTTTTAATGGCAGAACAGGCCACAGATTATGTAAACTATGTGTTTACAAAAGATAATCCGGGGTGGGAAATATTATACTCTTGGTTCACTGATGCTTTGCTTTCTAAAAATGGAATTGTAAAGGTCTGGTGGGATGAGTATTCAGAGGAGCAAAGAGAGGAATATAGTGGTTTAGATGATGTAGGTATTCAGGCTCTTTTAATGGACGAGGGTGTTGAAGTCATAGAGCATACCGCATATGAAGATTCTGCCGATTATGGTGGAGAAGCTGGTGTAGAAGCTGGTGGAGTTCCTCAGATGCTACATGATGTAGTTATTAAAAGAACAAACTATGACGGTAGAATAAAAATAGAAAATGTTCCCCCATCTGAATTCTTAATCTCAAGAGAAGCAAAACATATTAATGATGCAAGATTTGTTTGTCATCGTGTAAAAAAGACTTTATCTGAACTGAGAGAAATGTATCCAGATGAAAATCTTGGCCCGGAAGATCTAAGTAGTGGTGAATATGATGATGTATTTCCGGGGGAAAGAGAATCAAGGTTTGGTTTTGATAATACTTCAGGGTTTACATTTGGTGAGTCTGAACATGAGGAAGCATTAAGGTCATATTGGTTACATGAGTCTTTTCTGAAGACTGACTTTAATAGCGATGGTATTGCAGAGTTAAGAAAAGTCTGTACAGTTGGGGATAAAGTATTACAGAATGATGAGATAGATTCTATCCCGTTTGTTTCTATTACTCCGGTAAAAATCCCGCATAAGTTTTTTGGTTTGTCTGTTGCAGATTTGGTGATGGATTTACAGTTAATGAAATCCACACTAACAAGAAACCTCATGGATAATATGTATAACCAGAATTTCGGTAGATATGCCGTGATAGAGGGTCAGGCTAATCTGGATGACCTCCTTACACAAAGACCGGGCGGCGTAGTCAGGGTAAAAGCCCCCGGCGCTGTTACAAGATTAGACACACCAACTCTAGAACCATATTCTTTTGAGATGCTGAAGTATATAGACGGTATCAGGGAGTCAAGAGCAGGTGTAACCAAATACTCCCAAGGTATGAATGAAAATGCCTTAACATCACATACTACGGCTACTGCTGTCAACGCCGTTATGACAGCCGCTCAGAGTCGCGTAGAACTCATTGCAAGAAATTTTGCAGAAACCGGGGTTAAGGATTTAATGAGAACCATTTATGAACTTCTCCTTAAAAACCAAGACAAACAAAGAATGGTCATGCTAAGAAATCAGTGGATTCCTGTACGCCCGGATTCTTGGAAAGATAAATATGATTGTACGGTATCTGTTGCTTTAGGTAATGGAAGTAAAGATCAACAGATGGCTCATCTGTCACAAATGCTTAGTTTTGCAGGACAGGCTATGCAGGGTGGATTAAGAATTGTTACTGAACAGAATATGTATAACCTTGGGGCGGCGCTTGTTAAGGCAATGGGATTTCAGAATGTTAATGACTTCCTGACCGACCCATCTCAGAATCCGCCTAAAGGCCCATCACCACAGGAGCAAATGGCACAAACCGAGCTTCAAATTAAGAAGGGTGAACTAGATGTTAAAGTTGCTGAAACACAAATTAAGCAACAGAAAGTTCAACTTGACGCCGCTAAGTTACAGGCAGATACAGCCATGAAAGCGGCAGAAATACAGTTAGAGGCTGAACAGGAGAGACCTGTAGGAATAGGTTAAAAAGGAGAAATAGGTTAATGACAGACGAACAAAGAGAGGAACACGCTAAACGCCTCCTTTCTGACGAGTTGTTTAATGAAGCATTTGATATGTTAAAAGAAGATTTGATGTCCCGCTGGAACGCCAGCGGTTCTACAGAGTTAGAAGCCAGAGAATCAATCTGGCTTGCTATGAGACTGCTTGATAAGCTTTATAACCATATATCGTCCATAGTTGAAACTGGACACATGAATAAGGTCTTATCACAGCAACACCCATTCATTTAAGAGGAATAGATTATGGCGGACACGCAACCAGCCCCGCAACCGGCTGTACAGCCACTACAACCCGCTCCCGGCAGTATAGCGGAAGCAGAAGAGGTATTACTTGGACTTCTGGAACCTGAAAAGGAGACACCAGAAACTGAGGAAGCCGCACCTACAGAAGAGGAAGAGTCTACAGAAGAAATTCAAGACGAATCATTGGAAGAGGAGCCTGAAGAAGATGAATCTGAAGAGGAATCTGAAGAGGAAGACGATGAAGGCACTGAGG